TCAACTCACCCCATCTTCAATATACTGAACCATATAACCGTTAGGAGCGACCTCAACGCCCCCAACAATAACCAAAGATAATAAAAAAGAACACATAGTAGTTACATCCACATAGCTTCATAAACATCAGGCATATTATCATTAATCAACATCTTACATCCTTCAGCAATCCTACGATGCTCTAATTGGGTCTCAGGAGAGGCTCTAAGGTCAATGTAATGCAACCAAGACCGGATTGTACCATTCATGTACAAAGTCGTGTCTGAGCCGATTGGAAGGACCTCTCGTGCACACTCCTTAGCAATGCCTTGTTTAAGCATCCGTTGGTAGACATCTTGACTCTTCTGATAGAGTTCATCAATCTCATTCTGCCAGTAGAGTTTAGTATGAACATCAAGATCATCAATACTGTTCTGTCTGTTCTTAGTATCCTGTCTTCTTAGGTAAGGAGGAGAGGGAATAGATTCTACTTCTGCATACCGTTGAGAGAACTCTTGGAATGAGAAGGATCTATGTCTAAGGATTTGAGCTGCAATAGCTCTGCTGGTTTTAATCTCTACCACCATGTTAGCCATCTCAAAGGGAGACCAATGCCGGTGTTTAATTAGATACTTAAGGAGACGTGATGCTGTTTGTGTGTTGTTCTGATTAGCAGGGTTGCAGAGATAGACATAGCATCTGTGTAATATTTAACACCTTGAGCTAAGACAGTCTAATCTGTCATCATGTTTAACTGCACCTTTTTCACTACACATACTAGACATTTGATAGAAGAGCATGTAGAGGAGACGTTCTTCTGGAGCAGCATCAGGATTAGATTTAAAGTCCCATTCAATAACTTTACGGTCTACAAACGGTGTTGATTAAGAACAGGTTCTAGGGCATCAATGATACGGTCTTCTTTACGGACATTAGCTCGTACTTCTTCAACATCTATAGCTTGTTTAGTTTGTTGGAGGTGTTTTTTAAATAGTTCACCGACCATACCATCACCAAAGTTAGTTTCAATAAGTAGTTTAGTAACGTTGTATTTTTTACAACCTTTTAGAATATCAAGTAGTGTTTTGTCAGAGTACCCGTCTCTGTAAGCACGCATTTCGTGCAAGTACAGGAAACCATTTCGTTGGGAGATAAAGCTGCTGCTGTTTCATCCGAGCCACGACCCGACGGATCAATAGAGCAGATTGTTTCTGTGTAAGGAGATCCCAGTCTCCTTGGACTGCATTGGAGAGTAGAAATAATCTCCAGGTAAGACCAACAGTGGGGAGGTCTTTGATAACGTTTTGGGGATCTGAGCACCAGACGATGGAGTCGGGAGCAGTAGTAGGGATTAACACTAGTGACAATAAGGTCAGCAGCATTTTAAGGGGGAACTTTTCAGCATCACTAAGGGAAGTATCGAGCATGAACTGCAACATGAAGTTGCTTCTGCCCATTGAGCTTCACGTTCAATAAGGTCATCATCATCAAATCGATCAGGGTCAGTTGGTTCCCAGGCTTCTGCACCTTTTTCTATATCTTCTTGCAGCCAGGGCGCGAGCAGACCTTCGTATTAGAAATCCTTTTAGGATAACGTGCTGGCCATACGAAGGGACTTGTAGTTACTCTCAGCGAGCTTACGATAGACGGTAAAGGTAGTCTGTGGAGTACCTAGGAACATAATACGGGAATCTTCTTTAGGAGTAAGGATAGATTCAGCTTCAGTACAGAGTTGTAGTAGTTTCTCTCTCATGAGTTCAGTCATTGAGTTACCAGGAACTTCAATGTCATCAAGGATCATTAGGTCAGCACGGAACCGGTCAGTTGACCTGTAATACCAACTGATTTAACGGAAGGTGCTTGGTGAGGTGGACAGTTAATATCAAAGGAGATACGAGACCAACGAGAGTTATCATCTGATTTAGGTTGCATATGAGATAACCAAGGTGTTTCAATGATTAGCTTCTGTAAGAAGATAGACATGTTGTCTGCACGTTCTTTAGAAGCAGAGATAATCATGATTTTCTTTTCAGAGTTATTAAATAGAGTCCAAAGAACAAAGGCACCAGTAATCCAAGATTTACCAACACCACGGAAAGCTTGTATCTGTAGACGTTTAGGACCGTGTTGAAGATAGTCTGCGATTAGGGGATCCTTTTCCTGTACCTTCACCTGGCGGAATGTTAGACATACCCCTTTTTTTAGGTGTAGTAGGAGTCTTAGCTTTTGGCACAGCTCCCACACGACGACCACGGCTATTAGTTTTAGCACCAGTTGTTTTATTCTTACCAGTACCTTTGACTAATCTTTTTACCATACCAGGAATACGTGCGTAACCTTCACCACGATCAAGGCTATCTTTTAAGTCCTTACCTGTTTGATAAGCAGAAATAGGAAGAACAATCCTTCCAGCAACCTTACCAGTTGTTGACAAAGCTTTAGAAGCAGTACTAGCAGAGCGGATAGTGCCTTTAGGAAGCCTTAGTTGTGGTTTAGCAGATCCTCTAGTACCCATTTGAGTCCCTTTAGACGGGTTACGGTTAATGTTTCTGCGACGTGCACCTTTTGTTGTAGCTAAAGCTCCGCCTTTTTTACCAGGAGGTAAAGCTTTTTGTTTTGAGGAAACTTTTGTAGAAGTGGAAAACTCTGGTTTTGGAGCTGACCTGCGTACTGCTGTGCGTTTGCGTGTACCTTGTAAGCCGTTAGTGCGCTGACTAGGGCCATGCTTTGAAGGATCACGTGGACCTTGAGCACCACGTTTAGCTGGATTAGAATCAGGAGTAGACGTGACTTTAGTCTGTGCTGCCTTACGTGCCCGCTGTTCGCGAAGGAGGCGTTGTTGACGCTGCCTCATTGTCTCTTCAGGTTTTTTGCCTTTTGAATACTTACGTGCCATAGTGATAATTAATTAATATGTTGAAGAATTTGTTGTTCACGAGTAGGATGAAACCCGTATTTTTGTCTCATCCATTCTAGCCAGTTGTTACTTCCTTTATCCTGATTACAGCGGGTACACGCGGGTACAAGGTTACTTGTAAGATCTTCTCCACCCATAGAACGAGGGTGAACGTGGTCAAGAGTGAGTTCATGTAATTCATAAGTTTCTCCACAATAAACGCAGTGACAGTTAAAATGCTCTTTGATAGCACGTCTCCATAGACGCTTTGCTTCGGGCGATGTCATGGTTATTAGGTTGTAAAGGTAGTGGTCAGGAGTAGGAAGTAATGGAGTCATCGCTTAATGGTTAGTTTACCGCGATTTCTGGCTCTGTTTTTTGACGGGTCTTCGCGGACGAACGTGCCCTTCGTGGTTTTGGAGAAGTCTTTTCCGCCTTTACCGTAGGCGTTAGCTTCTCTACGGCTTTAGTGTGTTCGACACGGTAGGCGGTTGCAGATTCTGATTTACCATCTTGGACAGCCTTTTTGTTTTTATGTCGCCTAGCGGCTGCATTGTCGCGGTAATTTTTCGCACTTTTTTTTAAGCTGGTTGTAGGGTTTTTTTACGGGGAGCCATGTTTAACGTCTGATTGCTCGTTGAACTTCATCAAAATTAATTTCAGGCATAATATCAGCAAGGCCGCTGAGAGCAGAACCCCTCAACGACCACGCCGGTTATGTCATTTTTAGTCAGCCAATCACAGGCTGCTTTTAAGTCTTGTGTGGTAGCTTCACCAGTTTTAATACGAGCTAGGAACTCTTTAGTAACAAGTTGGTGTAATTCATTAAACTGATCCTCAGTAGCTTTTTTATTTGCCATTTCTTAGCACGATTTGATCTAATTTGTTTTCAATACGAATCATATGGTCCTCCATACGTTGAACCATTACTGACAGGTCAGCTTTAGATACGTAGTCTTGCGCTACATTTAATTCAATAGCGTCAATACGTCTGTCAAGACCACTAATACGGTCATGTACGTTATTTATTCGGTTGTGTAATCTATTATTTAAGGCTGCTCCACCACCAATTAAAGCGATAAGAGCAGTCACAGCTGCTTCCATTATTTAAGAGAGACAATAGGTACAACGTCATGACACAGCACTTCTACGCGACTGCCAGGACGAAAGGTAAAACCAGCTTTCATGATTTCTGTACATTTAAGAGCACGTACTAGCTCATAATCCAACCGCATCTTTTGTTCATGTCTACGTGCTATCTGTTTGCATGTTTCAACCATGCCACCGTCTAGCGGTACAGAAAAGCCAACCTGTACTCCAAAGTTTTGGGTACGTTGATACGAATTTGTGTGTACATCACCACCCGTATAAAATGGTTGAAATGTCATTGTTGTTCCGTTGCAGGAGTTAGTTCCAGCAAATACTTGCCTAGAAGGTGCTCCGTTGTTTTGGAACTGCACAGCTTGATTAGTCACGTTACCCGTAGCAGCCGCTACAGGGTTTGCACTATTTGAAACTGTTGGTTCTTCTGCGTAAGCTGGGATTACTGCGAAAAGACTGACAAGGATGTAGTAGTAGAGGTTTGTTGAATAGATTCGGTAATGTCGATTGTTTCGATTACCCCTGCACTCCTGTCTACAATTTCCAGCTGAAATGCGTCGCCAGCAGTAGTTATTGAAAATGTTGTGGATCCATCTTCGATTGGACCACTTGGTGTTATGTTGGTTCCAGACCATCCTTTATAATCTCCACCGTACTTTTCTGTTGCAATAGTACGGTTAATATCAGTAGTTGTAGTTGTGGTAGATTGCATACTACCGTTTGTAAAATTCTGAGCCGATACTGGTGTAGCCAGCAATAACAATAGAAATAGTCGTTTCATTTGTTTTTTTCCCTAGAGATTGAAAATGTTGCTAAAGTTCCACTTAATATTGAAGCTACATAAGTTGGGTCCATCTTTTCCATCCAGCCTGCATAACTAGCAGTTAAGAGTCCGGCGGACCAGACGAGGACGACAAACTTGATAACCCCCCCTTTTTTGTCATCTTGTTCCATGCTTGTTTAATTATAGGTTTAAATAAACTTACTAAATGTTTAAACAAAGAAGTAGCCGCTAATGTCGCAGCTACTGATACAACCGCAGTCGAAGCGGCAGTAACTACAATTTCACTACTTGGGACAGGTACTTTGATATCAGTACCCGGCACCATAAAATTTTGTACTTCTGGTGGAGTTGGTGGTGGAAGTTGTGGTGGTTTAGGCTTCTCTTGGTGGATCATCTTTAGCAGATAGCCTTTACGCCTGGTGGTGGTCTAAGGTCGCTAGGAGGTGCCACTAATGGCGTGTAAGACGGTATATCTGCCTTTGGTATGTCTAATACTGGTACAGGTAATTGAAGCGGTTCAGGGAGCGTTATAGAGGGGAACAGTGGCGGCTCGCCTAAGTTCATTATTTAGACGGAAATAAACCGTTACGAACAAATTCGACTGCTTTGTCGTCGATGTCATTATCAGTTGTCTTCAGCAAGTTTTTCTAACATTTCTACAATTAAAAGTTTGACACGATTAGATTGTAGAAAGGAAAAAAGAATAGGACGGATAAGGGTAATCATAATAAATCATTCGATAGGGAGTAAAGCACGGCCAGCTGTAATAGCAGCGTTAAAAGGTGCTAGTTCTTCATCAGTCCAGTACGTTGATTGAACTGTGTTCTCTAAATGCTTAACATTACGCTTTAAACGGTCAGTCAAATAGTCAGTAAGTGTTTCAGCTAAAACAATACTATTAACTAAATTTGCACAATTTTGAGCGCCTTTATACATTTTTACAAGTTCTTCAGTTGTAGGTTCTTCCATCATTTTATTCGATAAGGTCAATTAAATCATCTTCCTCTTCTTCAGGAGGTTCAAATTCGTAAGTTGGGTCAATTTCTAGGACTCTAGCTTTAGCTTCTTCTTCAGTATCAAACACTTCTATATTTGGTTGTACTGAACCTAATGCTGTTCCTGCTTGTAAATCACTAAAAAAAAGTAAAAATGTTTCGTGGCCATGACCTACGACCCATTTGTCTTCTGTAAATGGTCCCATAATTATGTGTTGTAATAAATATTTGTTCCTTTTGTAATCAGACTGTTATAAGCTGCTATAGCAGTAGATGACCACGTTGAATAAGCAGCATTAGTACCTCCGTTTACATAGATATTAGGCACAACATTAGTGTTAGTATTAAAAGATACAAGTATATTTTCAATAGATTGTGCAGTTAAAGCACAGCCATTAAACTGATATCGGTGTTGATAACTTAAACTACTTAAAGCGCCAGTATCAAACACACCAGCTGGGAAATTAGCCAAACTGGTACAACCATTAAACATTTCGTCAGTAATTGAAATAGAACCCCAAGTAATACCTGAAGGAACTGTTACTAATGAATTACACTGTTCAAACATTTCTTCCGCATCTGTTGCGGATGAAAAATCTAAAGTTGAAGGCAATGTTGTTAAATTATAGCATTGTTGAAACATACTTTCTGTGGTTGTAATGTTTGAAAAATCCCAATTAGGAGCAGTAGTTATGCTAGTATTTTGGAAAAAAACCTTGTAAACTGGGAATAATAGAAAGGTTTAAGTTAAGCGTACTTGTGCTCGGCATATTAGAATCTGTCAAACCTGTGGCATTTGAAACATAGAATTCACATTCATTAAGTTAGAATAGTCCCAATTTGGTACAGTAAAGTTTTGACTTAGGTATCGAAATAGGTATTGAGCAATAGTGCAATTTGAAATATCTAAATACGGAAAAGTAGTAAACTGTGTAAGCCCCTGACATAAACCCGATATGTTAGTTATGTTGGACGGTAGTGAAGTAAGCGGGAATGAAGTAAGGCTAGTACAGTTAGCAAAGAGAAAACTTATATTGTTTGTGTTACTAAAATCTAATGTTGGTATTGATGTTAAGTTGGTACAATACATAAACAAACCGGTGATGCCTGTTGGCGCAAAATTAGTTAAAGTTGGAGCCGTTGTTATGTTAGAACAGTTCCTAAACATATAAGAGGCATTAACTAAATTTGGGCAGTTATATGTCGGCAAATTGGTAGAAGTAATACTAGAACACCTATAAAACATATAGGTTGTATTCTCTGCACTATCTAATTTAATATCTGGAAATTGCGTAAGTGCCGAACAGTCTCGAAAAACATAAAAAAAATCAGTTACATTTCTTGTATCGTAAGCAGGGACAGGTAGTAATATTATCTACATCATAAAATGCATACATCATATCAGTAACATGTTCTGTATTAACGTCTGGCATACCATCCGTTGTTGTTTCAGTCATGTCATAAAACGCACGGGCCCAGTTGCGCCCTCTTTGTTTTGTTGAACCAGTTATAGAAAGAGTACGTGTGTCAAAATGTGTGTTATTGCTACAATAAAGTGAGAACGAGGCGTTGCGTTCAGTTGAAATTCTTACAACGTAAGTTCCTGATGTTGAGTAAGTATGTTGATACTCTTTATAAATAGAACTGTCATTTGTAGAGCAATCTAAGCCAGTTTCAATATTACCGTCACCCCAGTCAATAGTTACAGTTCCGCCATAAGCTCTTACCTGTGGGTGATATGTGGAAGTGTCAGATGTTGTTGTAAATTCGTAATAACGATCTTCAAATTTTTGTGATGCTAATAGGCTTTGTGCTAATAACATTACGAAGCATCTCCACCATAAGAACCGAATAAAGTTGTGCCTGCTTTCCAGACAGTGATAATTGCATATGCTGTTGATCCTGTAGGCAAGATAGGTTGTGACCCACCAACCCATTTAATAGTTGGCCAAGTAATGCTATGATTTACACTACTTCTACTAACCATTATTGTAACACTTTCGCCACTATCCATATCATCAGTATAAGTACGATTAGCAGTAATTTGATCAATTAGCATCGTCCCGTTATCGGGGTTAATCGCAAAGTTAGTGTTAAGGCTTGTTGTGTCAACAGTCGCCGCTCCACCACTACCGCCAGAAGCATCAGCCCAATAACCTTCACCGTTACTGTCAGCGGTTAAGACTTGGCCTGTTGATGGCAGTGAAGCGTTATCTTTAAGGATAAAATTTATGCCCGGAACACGAAACTTGTCAATACTTGTGTTTCCTATAGTAATTTCGTCATTAACAGTAGTAGTACTTGCTTGAGCCTCGTTACCAATAATAATGTTATTTTCCCCTGTACTACCAGCCGCACCAACAAGCTGATCTCCTGCGTTGTAACCTATAAATGTATTATTATCACCCTGGGCTAAAAGACCTGAATTAGCGCCAACAGCAGTGTTGGAATCCCCAGAAGTGTTTCCGAAAAGACTTTTAGACCCTATAGCTGTGTTAGAGCTAGTAGCTGTTGCTGCCTCAAGAGCCTTTGTGCCTACTGCTGTGCAGAAGTTAGATCCTGTACTACTGAGAAGAGAGTACGCTCCAATTGCCGTAGAATAGATATTGTTATGACCTGTCGAGGGGGCAGTACTACCCATTCCAGACAAAGCTCTGTAACCAAAACTTGTGGAATTGGTTCCAGAATCATACTGTCCTGCATAAGATCCAACATGAGTAACAGCACCGGGTTGTCCAGTTGTTCCACTTAATCTTCCTGCCGAGAATCCAATATAGCAATTACCAAAAATACCACCACCAGTACTTAAAAAGCTGTAACCAGCATTAGAACCAATAGCAATAGAACCAAAAGAACTAATATTTGAAGTAACCATGCTCTTAAAAGCATCTAAACCAATAGCAATATTTCCATGTCCAGCAGTAAGCTCTGTTAAAGCATTAGCACCAATAGCAATATTATGACCACCCGTCGTTGTTTCTGCATCTAGTGCTGTTGAAGACCCAATACCTATACTGGTAGAATTACCGCTACTATCTGTAATTCCTCCAGATGATGACCAACTTAAATTACCAGAACCATCAGTTGTAAGTAACTGATTAGAGGTTCCCGTATCATCAGGTAGGGTTAAAGTATAACTAGCAGCCGCACTATGTGGAGGTGATTTAATCTTTACACCATGAGTATTTTGCTCACAATTGAGCTGAATAGCAGCATCATTACCTGTATTACCTTTAATTTCAACAACGCCAGTACCATCTGGAGTTAGCTTGATATTACCGTTAGTAGTGCTAGTATTAATTTCTTGTGCTTGTACATCTAAAGGACCACCAAGCTGTGGTGCTGTATCTTCAACGACGTTAGCAATTGCTCCAGTTGCAATACCTGCAAGCTTTGCTGCTTCACCTGCTGTTGTAAATTTGTTAGTTGTTGATGTATCTGAAATATCATCAGCATCAAGCACTACTACTCCGGTCTGGGTATTAACGCTATCAACTGCACCACCACCACCACCGGATTGTGCAACCCAGTCGTAATCGGATCCAGTCCAACTAAGGACTTCATTACTAGAAGCAGTAGAGGTATTTAGGTGGGTGTCAACCGAGCTATCTGTATAAGCAGCTGGGATGGTGGGTTTATTAAGAATCTCTGAATCACCACTGGATGAATTCCAGTCAGCATTTACATTAACTTCTGCGCCTGCGGCAACACCGCTTAATTTGGTCTGTTCGGCATCTGTAAATGCATTGGTATCAGCATTGTTTTCGTAAGCAGTCTTAATCTCAGCGTCCGTTTGATCTGCAGTAGCTCCCGTTTCAATACCATCTAGTTTTGTACCATCAGTTGCAATATCACGTCCATCAACAGTACCAGTAACAGTAATATTACCAGTTACAGTAGTATCTTTGAGGTCTACAGTTTCAGAAACTTGGTCAACTACAAGTGTAGTACCAGCTTTAAATTTGCCAATGTGATCAGTACTGGACAGCCAGACTTTTCCTCCATTAAGCTCAATAGCTTGGTTAGCTTCAATAGCTTTTCCACCTTTGTCAGGGTGATCACCATAGTTAGTACCAACTCCAACATATTCAAACGTATGCCCACCGGTACTGATATAAGAACGTAGCGAAAAAGAAGTTGATGTATTACTTATGTTTTGGGATAGTGCTGGAGTAATAGTTACATCCCATCCACTTCCATTTGCTGTACTACTTACAACACCATAATCATTACCATCAATGGTGATCATCATGTGGTCTAGAGGTTCTGTAGCTGTTACATGGTGACCAGCTGTAGTGGTCAGAGCACTAACAGTTACTACAGTTGCTCCAGTACTCGCTGCACTTGCAGTAGCTGTGGCAAATGTGTCCCCATGGCCATCAGCAATTAAGCCATATCTTCCAAAGTCACTTACACAATTGCTTAGGTTGACTTGACCACCATTCTTAGCTTTTGCGTGATAATGGGAAAAGGTGCCAAAAAAGGAAACTAACTGTGCATAACCGTTGTTAGTAACAAGGATACCAGGACCATCAAGCGTGATTTGAGTAAAGGCGTCCACCACCATGCTTCTAATAGGGCTAGCTGACGAACATGCGCTGCCATCCACCAACAAACCGCCTGCAGAAGGCGCGGAGGTTTGGTCTCCTGCTACAGCACTGTAAGTCTGAGAATCAGTTGACGGAAAACTATTTGGGTCAAAGTTTGCAATGTCTAAATGAGCATCGCTGAAGTGGGTGCAGTTCTGAATATATGGGCTTTTTAGAAGCGTTGGGGTTATATCAGTACGGAATCGTACAGACCAGTTTTGACCAGTAGGTAGTCCATAGGTTGCGTCGTTATCTAAAGAATAGTTCCTTGCACCATCTCGTGTACTTGGGTTAATTTTCAGCCCCAGTAGCGTCATAAATGCAATGTAAGAGCCACTGTCTACATGGAACATATCCTTGTAAGATTCAGTGTCATTTTTAGGCATGACAAAGCAGCTACGCATTGACCTACCAATAATCGAGACATTCTGCTTCTTAATAACAAGCGGAAGATTTTCTTTGTAAACACCAGAATCAACAAAGATAATTGTACCATCACCAGTACTATCGTTATTGACAAGATCTAAAGCCTTCTCAATAGTCTTCAGGGGTTTATGTGGTAGGTAGCCTGGGTTGGGTTCAAGGCTAGTACCGTCAAAGCCGTTTACTGCGTCTACATATCTAATAATTGTAAGGCTAGTTGGTGAAAAAGGTTCCCCTACAGGTGATACAGTACGCCACTGATCCCCATCCCAAACTTTTAAATTTCTCTCACCTGCAACGTCGTGATAATAAAATTTTCCTGGTTGATATGCGCCAGAACTTGGCGGAGCTGGATTAATTCCAGTATTATTAACAATAACATCGTTACGTCTAGATAACGCTGCGCCTGTAAGTAGCTCAGTATCAGTTAAAGCGGTGTTAGTGCTAGCTTTAAGATCCTGCTCTGATTCAGTTACGATATCAACGTCTTTGAGTTTAGCAAAGTCAATAGTGTTGTCAGCAATGCCAATTTCGACTTCACCGTCAGCTGTGTAATTGACGTCAACTGGGTTTCCGTTAGCGCCATTATCCTGCTCTTGAATGCGTACGACACCCTGCTGGCTAGAAGTACTCTTATCAGCTGAAATAACAGCATCACCACTGGTATAAGTTACCCCAATAGCATGTGCCTCATTAATACTTACAGCACCTTTGTTAGTCTTGGAGCTATCCTCAACAGAGATAGTGACCTGTTTGTTAGAGTTAGTGCCGCCAGTAACATCAGTAAGGTCAATGGCTTCGCCTTCTAGCAAGTCATCAGTAATGACCTTACCAAGTTGTGCTCTGTTGACAGCATCATCATCACTATCTGCATCAGCAAGATCCTCAATCTTGTAACCTTGTGCAGTATAGGAGTTATCACGCTCCCGTGACTCAATGACGTTACGGTTAGCAGTGTTAACCGCCTCCTCAGCCAGGAAACGGATCTGATCAAATGAATCGTTTAAGTCTTTTGCTCTGATTGTAGAACCAGAAACAAACGTAGCAGTAGACGTAGTGTCTGTAGTACGTTCAATTACAATGTAATCCCCTGCTGTAAGGACTGCATTGAATGTAATTGTACCGTTATTTATTGCTACAGTGTAGTTAGTCAGAGCAGTGCCCTGAGTAATCTCCCCAGAGATAACCTGGGGATGTGTAGCGTCGGCAGTAGAAGTAGTATTTTGTTGTAGTTGAAGGACTGAATTAACATAAACATCAATGTCAGTCGGTTCAATGACCACGAATGGTACAGTGTATTGAGTCTGTGTTCCTGCTGGTGTGGGTTGGGTATAGTCTTGTCTTGTAACTGCCATTGTTTAGGGTAGTTTAATGGGTATGGTTAGCGTAGAAACTCGGCTCTTCCTTGAGGCGTGCTAAGCCTTTGCATAAGTTGTTGATTACCTGCTTTGCTTGCAGATGTTATAACTTCTCTTAATTCAATACGTTTGTTAAGGTCTTTGTTCTCTTGACGTAGTTTGATCATTGCTAAGTCTTTAGCTGCTCTAAATTCTTGATCAACTAATTGATAAAACTCTTGCTGGTAAAGCTTGTAGCCTGTCTGAATGGTAAGGTTTTTCTCTTTGTAAAAGTCAAGACCTTTCTTCCAGGTCGAATCAGTAACCATGACTTTTTGTAGCCTACGCCTTAAGTCACCCATTGACATGTACTTACTTAGTTCAGACTGCTCTTGCGCGTTAAGAGGTTCACCTTTGTATTGAGACATCATTTCAGGTAAATTATACCTCATCTCAACCAAGCCTTGTCGGATAGGATCATCTTTTGCTTCAACAATAGCAACAGGAGAGAAAGCATTAAACAGTCGTAGCAAGGGGTTTACTGCTCCGAATTGAAGAGGCTTGCCTGAACGGTCTTCATTTAAGATATCATACTTAGGTGGTAAGGAGCTTTTAGCAAAAGCGTCACGACGTATAAGTATCTCGGTAAACTCTTCCGCTTCTTTACGGTTAGCGTCCATAACGTCCCCTACCTGTCCTAAGAGACCAGCATAAGGTAGGTGTGCTCGTGCCATCTTTGCTCCAGTCCTCATGAGTGCATCTTCTGAAGTATCAGAACTCATAACGTCAGCAAGGCTTTCAATACCAGAGAGCATTGACTTATCAACAAGAACAGCAGCTGTCATAAATGTCAGCTTCTTGATCATGTTATCAGTCATTTTTTCCCCTAAAATATCAGAGTTCTGGACCACGTTAGCAGTCATAGAGAGGAGTGTGTTGAACGGCTCAATGTTCTGATAAGACACATACTTATCGCCTAGCTTGAAGGAGTAAGGTTGGATGCCTGCTGCTTGCCACGCATCTCTATCTTCTTTGGTATAAGGATAGTCGCCTGTCATATTACCAGCCATAGCTGCAATAGTAGCCATGCCCATAATACTAGAGCCCATTGCTATCCTACCTTCCATCAAAGCCTGAGCTTGAGGGAGATCTTCAGGACGAATGCCATACTTAGTAAGGTTCTTTCCATTCATAATGTCTTGATACCTATCACGGAACACCACTAAGGGGGTGTGCTGGAAGGTGAGATCAAGGGCATTAAAGCCTGTACGTACAAAGGGAAAGAACGCTTTCATACCAGGAATATTAGAGATAAGCTCAAAGCCTTTGAAGTTTTCTTCTAATGCTCGTGTCATGGCAGCTTCATCACCCGCCATCCTAGCAGCTTTATCTTTAACAACAAAGCGGTTGTTCTTGTCTTTTTTAAAGATCTGTGATCTAAACTCTTCCTCAGTACTACGTGCAAACTTCTTAATATTTGAAGGATCAACACCTTTATCCAATGCTGTACGAGCTGCTCGCATACGCATCTCCATACGACCAATAATCGTACGAGCTAAGGCGTCACCAGCTCCCATAGCATTTTGGCTGTATTTAAACCAAGGATTGGTATTCATCTTGACAATACGGTCAAGAGTTTCATAGCCAACTTTCTCAGCTGCAGTACCATACTTATCATAGTACTGGCTTAAGCCCTGCCATTCAGCTAGATCAGCTTCAAGATCAAACTTACCTTCATAGCTTAAGGTCTTACGGTTAAGACCAAGGTCCCAATTGTACTTAAACATGCGGAATCCTTCTGCATACGCAGAGCCAAGGGCATCAATCTGAGCAGATGCAAGAGCCATCTCTTTTTTATTGAAGCGCATAGAGGCTCCCAGAAGAGCTTGGAATGGACGTAAAGTTGCTACAAGGTTAGTACCAAACACAGCTTTAACAATAGTTCTCGGACCACTCAGCACAGAATTATAGAACGTGCTTTGTAGTTCTTGACGTAAGCGTCCTTTAATAGCCTTACCATCAATCTTACCACCTACCAGTTGTTTGCGTAGATAGTCATGGATGTGCTCCATTGTACGGATGTTACCGTTTGTCAGAGCATTAAGTTCTAATAGGTCTTTGATTTCTTGCTTACGGCCTTGCTTGCCTAGCTCCTTCAGGGCATTCCTGAACTCTTTCATCTCAACATCAACTTGCCTCAACCCAGCCTTAGCTGCCTCAGAAGCTTCTTTAGGTACAGAACCTAGTTGCTGTAGTTGACCGTCAAGACCCCACATGTAGCCCATCTTCTTATGCTCAGTCAATGCTACAGTCATAGCATCGATTGTCATGTCGTACTGACGATTGATGGGAACATTGTCTGCAATAAACATAGTACCATTAGCAATAGCAGAAGCTCTATGAGCTAAAGAATTGATAACGATATTAAGAGCAGCCTTTTCAGTAGGAGATCCAGTAACAATCTCTACACCATCGTTTAAGTAAACACGAGCATTCTTCGAACGACCTTGAAAGTACTTACTAAAGTTTGCAGCAATGTCACCACCTTCATCAATCATGGAGGTCATGTCAACAGCTTGCTTCAGGTAAACCTTAACAAGATCTTTGTAGTCAAGACTACCAATACCTTCTAAATCACCACCCTTTTGGAATGCTTTTTCAGCAAGGTCTTCAGCTGTCTTAACAACAATAGCACGTAAATTCTTATCACCACGAGTCATAGTATGAAGCTCTGAGTCTGTCACTATTTGTGTATAGGTGTGACCAGGACCACCAGCTTTCATATCATTGATAGTTTCAGCAGCTGCTTCTCTAGCACTACCTGCAGGAATCACAGGATTCTCTGTCATGTCGTACTTAGCAGGATTGGTATAACCATCAAGGCGTCTACCAAGGTTTTCTTCAGGATCAGTTCCTCTGATACCTTTACCTTCTTTGTAGTTTTGATCTCCTACTTCTTTGACTGTAGCGTTTTCTTTGCTACTGCCTTCAGCAAGCTCGTCACGCATTGCCTGGTTACCAATTGCTTCCGATTCGTCTACAGACTTACCTGCCTTACGTGCTCGGTGAGCAGCCCAGCTACCTTTAGCAAATGCACTGACACCATGAGCTACAAGGTTAAACCCTGCACCAGAGCCCACAGTCTTGATCCTAGCAAGCCAGGGATTGTCTTCAGGCTCTACAGCAAGGGCATTCATAACCCAGGGTGCCATCCAAGGGGTGTGTTCTTGAGCAAGGTTAGCAAGGTTTTCAGCTTCAGAGCTACTTGATACTAGATCAGCAATAGCACCTTCACTTGCAATCTTAGCTCCTCTTTGTAAGAACCTGATTTGTCTCACTCCTTTAGCACCAATGCCAGCAGAACGAGCAAAAGCAAGACCACGTACCCCAAGACGGAGACCGCCAACAGTAGCCCCGCCAACACCACCAGTAGCAGCAGTAAGGAGACCGAACTCAACCATGCCACGGGCAAACTTACCCAGGCCAGTCTTGTTTTCAGGCACCATTTCATCGGGGATGTCAAGCCATCCTGCGTCGTTGGCTTCATATGCTGAGCTAAAGGGGTTCTGAGAATCATCAACAGGGCGTCCAAACAAAGTATTAAATCCTGTTTTAAACGTATCACCTGTGAGTTCAGCAAAACCACCTACGCTCTCTACGGCCTGTGCAGCACCTCCAGCGAGGGCTGCGCCTGTTTCTGATGCTACGAGACCTAAGCCACCTTGTTCCGGCTCTGAAGGCTCCTCAGGGGCCTCTGAGGTCTGTTGTTGCTGTTCTTCGATCTGTTGAGGAATTTTTTCGGCTTCATTAATAGCATTAGTGTACCATTGATTAGCCTCTTCGGTTAGGCCAAAGCCTTCCCTGTTATTTTCATTTTCCATTAGACGCCTCTCTTGTAATGACCTAGAACCTTAAGAGTGTAGTCTCGTATGCTAGGCCCATGTGGTTCAGGTTTAGTGTTTTCATATGAATCCATGTCACCGCTATACCAAGCTGAAGCAGCCATACGAATAGCAATATCAGGATCATCAGTCTTAGCACTAGCCTGTCTAACGTAATCAGAGAACTTCCACTGAGCAAGCTTCTCTTGATATGCAGGGTTGTTCTTAAAGTCCTCCTTAGTACCAGGATGTGGCATACCTGCTGCCCTAGACCACCCAAGTACGTTTTCCCAAAGGATCTGATACTTACCTAAAGCTGGGTTAGAAGGGCCATATGAAGCAGGATTATCAGCTTTATAGTTTCCTCCTGATTCTTGGAAACCAAGTGCTCTCATAAGACCACGGACATCTACTCCACCAACCTGCTCAATACCGCGACCAACTCTGTTAGTACTTTGATCAGTGATGAACAAGCTTCTAAGGTCAGGGTACTGTCTTAGAATAGCATCCACTTTAGCAGCATCTTCGGGAAGAGGGACCGGAGCTAAGTTTTGTTTTGCACGTTGTGCATTCAAAATCTCATACGCCGTATGCTTTCCATCCTTCTTCGCTAGGGAAAAAAATACTTGCTGTGGCTTGCCGTCGGCAGTAAGCTCAAGCTCAGGAGCAGAGATCCCAAGGTCAGCTTGGATAGCAGGGTTGTCATATGCTCTAGCTTTAGTGTCATAGTTTTTAATAATTGTGTTATGTTTAACCATAGCTTCAGTTTCATTAGCAGGCTTAACCTCAAAGTTCCTAAAACCTTTACCAGCGTAGGCGTAATAAGTTAGGTCTTTTGGATTTTTACTAACTTCACCAGTAACAGGGTCAGTTCCTACTGCCTCAAGCTTAATCTTTTCAGCAATCTCTTTTGAGGCTTGGAGAATAGCTTCCCTTTCAGTAAGCCCTTCTCCTCCAGCATAAAGCTGTTTTGCTCTGTCAAGTATTTGCTCCTTTGCTCTGATTCCCGCTTGAATACCACTATAGCCAGTAAGAGCGTCAGTTGTTGCTCCTTCTAAAGCTTTTTTAATTTCCTGATCAACCATCTGATGGCCAAGTTTAATGGCCTCCTTAGAGTCAGTACCAAAGCGTTTCTCAACAATTCTGTCTTGGTATTGTGCACGAACAGAACTGTCTAGGTTTTCAGCTTCTTCTTCAGTGATATCACCAAAAGTGCTGAGTAAACTCTCAACCTTTGCCTCGGACTGTTCTACGCCAAGATATGCAGGCTCATGCTCTCGTAAAGTTTTAGATATAATAGGATGATCAGCTCCGTACTTTCTATGAAACTGTTGGAGAGCTACCTGACGCTGTGTACCACTAAGACCTTCATCAATAGATTTACGCAACGCTTTTGCAGCAGTCTGAGCTTCTATTTGCGTGCTCTTCCTTCTATCCTCGTAGATCTTATGACGTCCCTTAAGAGCAGTAGCCCGCAGATCTGCTACGCTAAACTCAGTGGGATACAAACTAAAAAGGCTTTTAGCTCCAGAAGGGTGTCCTGTTATGGTAGCCTGGTTAAGAGACCCAATGATACTCTCTACCTCCTGAGGATTTTGTTCAATCCTACTGGTGATTTGCTCTAGCAAGTCTTTACGTGCTGCAACAAAAGGTGACCCTTGAATACCTAATTTCCTATAAGCACTCTCTGCTTTTTTCAAAAAGGCAGGGATGACAGTAGAAGCATTTGGGAAGCCTGCTGTTTTGCTCAAAGACTGGTCTAGATCACGATGGGCTTCATTGATAACTTCATAAGCTTGTTCAACCCTTTGACCACTGTAGTAGTTTCTTTGATGGATTGAGGTTGATTTGAAAACCTCAGGCATCAGTACAGTATTGACTACCTTTGCACTAAGTCCAGCGGGGTTATTGTTTTTAATAAACTCACTTTGAACATAGCTGACAGCAGCCTCATACTGACTAGCACCTTCATAGGCATTAAGCTGAAAGTTTTCTCCAGTCTCTGGGTCAACGATAGAAGTAGTGTTAGAATCTAGTTCAGTAATTAGATGGTTACCAAACTTCTGACCTGACTGCTTAATAGCAGCAAGGTTCCATCCATGCTGTCTCCACCTTGACAAGCTTCTGACTCGATCAGCTGCTTCTGTAGTAGGAGCTTTATCAGCAAGAGTATTTAGCTCAGAGTCAACCTCTTGGCTACGGTTACCTGCTGCATTAACTTCATCTAGTTGTTGTTGGTATTCAGGTCCTTGTTCTGCGTACAGACGTTTGCCTTCTTCAATCTCTCCTGAGATCCGATCCTTTTCAAGATCAAGGACTTCATTCTGGAGAAGATTATTAATAGAATTACTAAATTTTGAAAGAGCACGTAGCTCGTAGTCTGTGTTAGATGCTTGAATGTCACTAACACGTTGTGTTTCTTTGGTTCGCTGTGAAGCTTGCTCCTTCATTCCTTGGATTCGTTCTCGTCCCTGCTCTTTAATTTGAGCAGCCTCTTGACGCATACGCTTAGAGGGGTCAATGACGTTACGGTTACGAAATCCAACGGACTGTGCGCTACCTTGATATGGCATGATTAGTTTATCCTAAGTCGTTGATTGTACTATAAGTGCTAAGTCCGGTTCCTGTTGCACTAGCAGCACTTGATACAAGGCCACCAGCCAGTGCAAGACCAGAAGGTCCTTGTGCTTTAATTGGTTTGATTGGTGCAAACGAGGCCATTGGTGACAGCGGATCAGCAGGTAGATTGTTCCAAGCACCTACGTTAGCAGACTGTTGATCCAAGAGAATACCTTCTGCTTCTATACCAGAAGCACGCCTTGAATCATACAAGGACTGCTCAATCTGAGCTATCTCAAAGCCAAGATCACGCTCAGCTTGCATAGCATTAAGTAAGAAGGATTGACCAGACTTACCTGTGGCAAGCATCTCACCTTGTGCCTGGATAGAGTTAGCAATCTGACCCTGCATGTTAAACTTAGCAGCAGTCCTGCGTTCCTCCATTTTATTTTGCAATGACATAGAAGCTCTTGTGGCTTCCGCCTGGTTTGCTTCTAATTGTCTGTAGTATGCATTCTTTGCTGCAGTTGTTGATTTTAGCTCTGCTTGATACACACGACCTTTTTCCTGATCTTGTGCAGCAGCAATCTGCATTTGTTGTTGGTACTGTTGTCTGGCAATAGCATTTGATCTAGCTACTGCTGCTTGTTGTTGTTGATGTTGTCCAATGGATGAGGCGGCTGATCCCGCAAAGGATGCAACTGCCAGTCCAATACTTATCGGTTCGCACATAATTTCATAAATTCAATAAGAGGGACACCGTTAGTAACATAATATCTGAGAAATTTAAAGCCTAAAAGCTTAAGAAGTTTAATGTGACTCTCATTCCTCATGTCAGCATGATTCCAGAGATATTCATAAGGGAGACTCTTTAACCAGCGTCTCGCTTCTCTCACAAATGTATGAGGATATTCTTCACTAGCTTCTGTGCATAACATCCAGATACGGTTATCTGGTGTTACACCGGCCACACCGGCAGTCTTGCCGTTGGGCACCTTAAAGAATACAGAATAAGAAGAACGGTAGTAAGACTCAAGAACTGCAGCCGTAGCACACAGTCCTGTTGTCTCTTCTACCTCTCTCTTATCCTCCCAACGTAGGTTTTCACCTACCTCAAAAGCTAGTTGTGCGGTGCATGATTCAATGTACTTACCGACGTACATGGCGTCTGTTGTCATATCGTCCGTCCCAGCTGGCTGAGACAATAGTGGAAACAAAGGGGTCAGGGATTTTAATTGTTAAGGTGTACTTCTCATTCTTTTTGTAGACGGGAACCTTAACTGATTTGTAGAATTTAGTGGGTGTGGTATTAGCACTGGTAATATCAGGACTAAGACCTGTTTCATACTGGATATAGGTATCAGTCTGCGGAGCTTCAAGATGGAACTCAATAGGACCTGAGATACCAAGCTCAAAGTTTAGACGATTGATCCGTAGATCAGCATCAACATCATACTGATTACTACCAACTGAAACATAGTAGTTAGGTAACTGAATCTCTGCAGTGTACTTATAACCTACAGCAACGTTAACAGCAGTGACATCCACATTGTTAAAGGTTGCATCTGTGCCTGACACACTGTCAGGACTAGCTACATAACCAGACTCATCACCAGACAGAACAACCATGACAAGATCATTGCCACTATTCTGAATAGTATAGGGTAGAGTAATCGTGGTGTTACCGTCTGTCACAGACTTGTCACCTGATGCAGGTACAAACATGTTGTCCAGAGACGCCTCAAAGCGCCTGGTAACGGCCAAAGGAGACCCAAAGGTGCCAGTACCTACTTGATAGCTACGGGCTGTTGTAGTGTCAGGAGTAAGCTCATAACGAAGCAGTACAGTCTCTGTGCCTTGACGTGATACGGTAAAGAAATCACCCTCAGTGTAAAGACTATGCTTGAACTGACCCTCAATGGTCCAAGTAAACCAAGCAGACTGTGCCCGTTCTTTACCTGTGTTATAATACTTATAGAAGTAAAGTGTGCTGTCGTTCTTCTTAGCGTAAGTAACTAGACCATTCTGAGCAGAGTTACTGACAACACTGACATCATTTGGAATCAACTCAGGGATGACTCTTGTCTGTTCAAGGATTACAGGAGGAGCACTCTCATCTTCAATAGCCATCTCAAACGCTCTGGTGTGTGATGTATTGTCTGTAGTAAACATGAGTGATGTACCCAAGTCTACAGGAGTAATAGCCGCACTACACTCGTATGAAGATAGCTTTCTAAGCTGAGCAGTCTTAGCAGAGAACTCAACAGCATCGCTAAACAGCATGAACTGTGAGTTCTCACTAAACAGTACCACACCTTTCTGTAAAGGCACAGCATGGTTTAGGAAAGCAGGCTTAACATCAGAAGCTGCAATATCAATAGGGTCAGCAGCACTGATTGTGATAGCAGAATTAACAAAGAAATTAAAGTAAGCAGCAGGCTGACTAAGAACGGTGTTCTCGTTAGTAATTAAACCAAGTCTGTTGTTAAAGAAGAAGATGTCATTAATAGTCTGACCAACAAAGGTTGGCATAGGGTTAGTTGTGGCATCTCCAGCTACTCGATCCTTCCAAAAATTTTCGGTAGAACTTTGGCTGATATTATCTAACTGAGTAAAGGTGAATGTGCCATTACGGTTATTAATCAATGCATGAGGCATGGAGCTATAGTCAAACCCTGCAGTAATGCCAGGTTTAACCGTCTCTTCCCATACACCTGAACCTGACGTACCAGACTCAGCAATAAACTTAACGTAATAGTTATCAGCTTCTGACTCTTCAGTGTTAGAGATTTCACAAATGTAACCATCCTTACACATGGAAGGGAGCTTACTGATATTCTGTGCAGTAGAGGTGATAACTGAAAGAGCAGTGTTTGTAGTACCTGCACGGACAGTAACGTTCAAACTGGAGGAAGATTGAATGAACAAACCATTACCAATAACCTCAACAGTCAGTCCAGGGTACTTAGCAAGAAGCGAGTCTCTAAGACCACCAAGCACAGAGTTTACACTAATAATCCCGTCATCAGGACCCTTAGGCGTACGATAGAATGCAGCGTTAGCATCAGCATAAGACTGATAAGATTGAGTGCTACTGATGCTTACTGTATAGTTTAGACCAGCAATAGAGATACTTTGACTGCCAGAAGACGGAGCATCGAGCCCTCCATCTTGTAACACGACATTAGCGTTGTATCGCATGTCGTAATCAGCTTCGCTATCACTGTTGTAGGATTGTACAAACGACTGACCATTAACAGTCACTGCATACTTAACTCCACCCCAAGCAGTGTTGAAAAACTCTGCCTTACCGACACGTTTTGCTTCTCCATCACTGTCGTGAAAGTTATCAGGACTTATACTGAGAGACTTAACAATACGTTTAGTACTTGAAGTTATGCTGGAGTTGTTAATCCCAATAACATACTCAGTATTATAAGCAATAGCATCAACGGTAACAAAAGCATAGTTACTACCAAAGGTGTTAGTTGTGGTTCTAGCCGTAGCTACAGTTTTATTTGGGTTGGTAATTAGTGTATAATCACCAATACTTTGAACACCATAACGAGCAGGGGATCCGCTAGTCAGGTAGTTATAGTCAGAAGTAGTAGAACTTAAATTAACAGTCTGCTCAACTCCTGTTGCTAAGTCCCAGACACGGACACCTGATGCCTGAATCTGAACAATATATTTCTCATCATTATCCCGAAGGATTTCAAACCAGTTACCATCAGCAGTTGCATTAGCAAGTACACTGACAAACTCACCAGGAGCACGCTTAGATAATCCAAACGTAACATCAGGGTAAGCATTGTTACATGTCCTAACTTGACCTGCAAACTTAATGAAATCTGGTTGCTGTGATATACCTCCCAGAAAGTTAGGGATACGTTGATTAACTGCTGGCATTAGCGACTCAGGGCTTGGAATGGTTTGTAGCTGGTGTAGGGGTTCCTAAGGTCACTAGCGTTGAAAACGTTGTAATCAGCTTGGCTGGTATCAAACTCAATAGCTAAAGCCCTTAGAAGGCTTTCTTCAGCCTGAAGGATCTTTATGCTAGTCTCATCGTTTACCATGCGCCCAGAAGCGACTCTAGACGCCTTAGCGGTGATGTAGTCACGGAATGTCTGAGGTATATCCTCAAACTCATAGAACCATACTACGTCAACAAAGATGGTATCAATACCAGTGAACTTAAAACTATGGGAATAGCGATCATACAGCTTACCGTCACGGCGAGTAACGTCATAACTATCTCCGTGTTTGTAGCGGTTAACATCAAGTCGTAAAGCTGTTGGTGGAACAACAATTTCTTTGTCATTGTTCAGTACAAAAGGGAACTCATACTCAGTGTTGTAGCCCCAGCCTTCGGCTTGGACTTCTCGGCAAACCTGCCGGAGGGTGCTCTGAGCAATAGCTACTTCTGGACTTTGCACATCAAGTGTATTGACCGGAGTTTCTCCGACACTCATTAAAATAGAGTTAACAGCATCCAGTTCGGTGGACGTTGCATAAGAAGGGGTTGCCATAAAAAAAGAGGGTCCCGAAGGACCCCCAGTATAGTACAAAAAAAATCAGAATGCAGGACCAGCAGTATCGGTAGCGTGCAGTTCAACACAAGCAGCAGGGTTAAGATAATCTGTACCCATGCTCAAGCGTCCCAAGATTACGTCGCCCTGATAAATCACGGATACGTCTCCACTGGTAACTTGAACCTGTGGTCCAATTGTCTCAACAACACCTGCGGCTTCTTTCTGGAAGATAATTCCACAGGAAGTATCGAAGTCAGAAGCACCACCATAGGGGTTGTTCTCGCCGGTAGCAGTAGCTTCGACATCAACACCCACGAAGGAGCCAGCGTTATCGATGGTAGATGCCGTACCGTACTTGCCTTGGAAAGGCAGGTTCATGGAACGGTAGATCTTGATGCCAGCGATTGACATGATACCTTGACCAGACTGAAGGCCAGTACCTACTTCGTCACGGTTGATCAGAGCGTTAGAAACAACGTTCTCGACCAACGAGTAGTATTGACGGGGTGAAAGTACGGCGACCCTGCCGTCCTGACTGACACCTTTCTCGTCAAGAACAGCAGCAGCTTCAAAGAAGGCTGCAACAATCTTGGTAGAGTCAAGAGCATCAGAAGCAGCGCCAGTACCAGATCCAACCTGGATCTGTGTACCACCTGGCTCAACCTTGCCTGTTGCAGACACAGGGTGAGCAGCACGGGCACCACGTACAATAGCACGGAAGATGCGACGGTCATAGTGCTCAGCAAGAGCATAGCCGATCTTACGCGAGATCTCGCCTCGAAGCTCATAGTGAGCCAGAGTTTCATCGAGATCATAAACGAAAGCAGAGCTGACGAGAAGGTCATCAACAATGATTGTCTTCTCAGCCACTGGTGGATCACCAGAACCGAGGATTGGAGTTCCAGGCGTATGGAAGCCTGCATCCATGCGACCAGTATAGATGAACTGGAGTGACTTACCGGACTTAAGTGTCCGCTTCATCACAAGGTCACGAGCGATTGTGTTATGCTGGAAGCCTTTGAACATCTCTCCACTGAAGAGCTTCAAATACAATGCATACTTATCGGTCGCTCCATCATAGCCAGTACCGGTACTTAGATTAGACCGGCCCAGCGCAGTTTGAGTAGCGTTAGCCATTGTTAAAAAAGATAATTAAAAAATATTAAACCAGCTCTATACTATCTAGAATGTTAAGAGCTTTGTGACCCCGACGGCTTCCGAAGTAGGGCAACATAAGACTTAGACAATTAACTACATCACGTTTATTACCAACCCTCCATCGCCAAGTAGGCTTGACATCAGGACGTTCTCTGTAATAAACATTTCCGCAATTCATTATCTCCCAGAATTTGTAGATGACATCTTTATCAGTCATCTCAATTTCTAGTTGCCGTCTTACACAACCTTCACCTTCAAATAAGCCAGCGGCCCACGCAATTTGTAAAGGATCCATAAATGTTTTTGAGAGCTTAGGGTGTCTCATTACCACAGCTGCGGCAAAGGGTGTCGGACGTATCCGGCCAATGCCAATAACAGTAGAGTCCTACACTGAGGTGCTCTACTGCCAAGCCCTAGGTTTTTCCAGTCCTAGGTCCGTAACCGTTCCTTGGAGTTAACAAGGAAAAATCAGATATTATAAGCCTCTGAGGTGGCTGTTATTTTGTGTATGCAATGCCACGATACTTGAGCTTGGTCTCCTTAACAGCTTGCTGCTGCTCACGGACACGTTGCTTTAGTTCAAGATTCGTCATGGTGTTTACCTCCGAAGAGATCTAGCAGTCCCGTTCCATACTGCTAGTAACATGCGTCCTTTCGGATGAACGGAAGGATATACTCTGTGGTTCTTTGTGATGTAAATACATCCGATGCTTTACCTCTATAAATACTAGCAGCAATGCTAGCAGAGATAAAGTCCACTTGAGTTCAGTCAATATTAAGAAGCGTACTTACGTTTCTTTACAGGCTTAGCAGTCTTTGCAGATGCTACAAAGTTAGCTTTTGTAGGAGCACCAGAAGCACCAGGCTTTCTCATCTTCTCACCACTGCCAGCAGCAATGCGTTTTCTTTTAGCGTGAATGTTTGCGTAGAGTCCAGGTTTAGCCATAACGTTTCTTGGATTTTTTCTTAGCAAGAGGTAATTGTGGACCAGCTTTTTTTAAAAAGGTATCTCTTTCATTAGGGTTAGTTGTTCCTTTACCCTTATCGTAGATCTTTTTACCTTTCATAGCGCCTTTATGACCAGGACCAATTTCAAAAGAAGCAGAAATGGTCAGGTCTTTACGTGATTTCTTCTTCTTAGCCACATTTCCATTTGCGAAGAGCGAGTGCTTTGCGGGTCGGACGACCCTTGCTGTCTTTCATTGGTCCTTTTACTCCGCCCATGCGAGCACAAAAGGATCTCTTACGACCAGCAGCTTTTTTTGTTTTAGGGTTTGGTGCAGGTGGCTTAAGATCAGCACCTTCTTTGTTTTTGAAGTACTTTCTACCTTTGGCTGTCAAGCCTCCAGTAGAACTTTTGTGTTCTTTACGCATGAGATTTAGAAGGAGTATTTTACACCAGCTTTGGTGCCATAGCTATTGACATCATCAAAGGCAGCTGACAGCTCACCATAGATAGATACATTTTCACTAGCGTTGACAGAGCCAAAGATCTTACCAGTAAGTTTGGTTTCTTGCTCACCAGCATCAGGAACGTACAAGGTAGGACCAGCTTGAAGACCCCAGCTACCTACATCACCGCTACCTTCGTAGCCAACGTGGAAGTCTGTAGCATGGCCTTGGAAGTCAGAGCCAGTAAAACCAGCATTGTTCTCAATGTTAGCATAGGGACCTGCGATTGCAGGAGCAGCAGCAAAGAGTAGTGCGGAGGAAATAGCGATTGTTTTCATGGTTTTGTTTTTGTTTTGGGTTTTTTGCGGATGATCGCGAGATCAGATCGTGTGATTTCTTTGTAAGGCTTGCTCACAGCAGCCAGTTTCTTTTGCTTACGAGAGTAAGCTCCGTAGTTACCTTTAGGCACTACCAGATACCAGGGATTACTTGGCCAGTTAAGACATAGGCTCCTACAGCTGCAACGAAGCCTAGCATAGCCAAGCGTCCGTTGAGTATTTCAGCCTTTTCACTTTGTGTTCGATACATGTTGTTGATTAAACTTTAATGTTAGAGCGTTCAAGTTTACGCATCACATCCATGCGATACGCATCATCATTGTCATAGCGAGGATCATTCATGTCACGAACAACCTCTGCCATACTACGATATGCTTGGCCAGTTGAAGACTGTTTACCAGTCACTAGCTCAGGAGTACGTCCTACTGCATCTTCATACTGACCGACTAATGCCTTAACAGCAAAGCGGACAGCAGCTTGATTAGCAGTATTAATTACTTCATCAAATGCTAGTACATCTTCTTCAGGGAGATTCTCTGAAGCCCACTGAACTACTTCAGCGTAGCCTTGATCACCACCAGCAATATCTTTGATGTCACTAATCTCTGATTCAGACAGAACACTAGCAGCATCATCATATCCTAGTTCATTACGAAGACCACCAAGGTAAGCATCAATGGTTTCATCAGAGAAGCCAGCTCCGTTGAGCTGGTCATACATCTCCTCAGTAATAGTACCATCATTTTCATAGAAGTGGTCATTCATTTCCCAAGGGTCAATGTTTGCTTCAGCAAAAGCTGCTGCAAGACCATCGCCATAAGCTTCAGCTACAGCATCTTGATTGACATAACCTTCATCATCATAGCGTTCAAAGTCTCCTTCTACTTGCTCTGTGTCTCCTTCTTCTGCTTCATATTCTCCACTATCATCATCATCATCTTCCTCACCTCGACCCTGCATACGTTGCAGTTCAAGGTAAGCTTTCTCAAGTTCTTCAGCGTTTTTATATTTACCAGCAAGTAAGTCTTGCTGATCTTGGATCATCTTCTCGCCTACTTCAAGGCTGTCAGCCTCTTCGGCTTCCCTAGCTGCAATAGCTTCGGGATCATCAGATGGATCGTATGCAATGTTAATAGCCATAGGTGCTAGTTAAATTAACCAGGGGGAGGAGTAGCAGGTCCAGGTGGTTGTTGCTGTTGCTGTCCACCACCAAGGAGTCCTTGAGTAGCAGACGTGACAGCTTCAATAGCCTGTGGGTTTTTAGATGGATCCATGAGCGGTGTGCCCATAAGTTGTCCAGTTTGATTAACGATAGAAGCCTGCATCTGTTGCTGCATAGCTTCCTGTTTATCGGCTTGTATTTGTTCCATACCTTTGACAAGGTTAAGAATATCGATACCTTGAGCAGCAGCAAGACGCTTGATAGCTTCGTCAGGGTTGAGGTACTGAGCCAATGCTTGTGGTCCCATTGTTTGAGCAATGGTAGTAACAAATTGAATCAAAGACTCACGATCCTGACCACGGCCAAGAGCATTGATACCTGCAACAATCGTAGGATGAACAAGACCTTTAGGTAAAGCAGGGATCTGCTTTGCTTTAGTAAGGTCCAGCATCTTACGACTTAGATAAGGAATTAGGAACTCGCTAGTCAGCAAGGAGAATAAGCCTCCAAGCTGCTGCTCTAGTTCCATCTGTGTCATCCTAACTTCTTCAGCTGTGGTTCGCTCACTCTGTCTTACATTAAGAATGAGGAATGCTTCAGAGATACGCTTCTCTAACACACCAGCCAAGTCAAAGGCAGTACGGAAGTCAGCTTGTTTCTGAACCTGAACCACACCAATGTCATCAGGACGCCCTTGGATGATAGCACCATTACCAGCATTAGCCAAGGACTGAGGTTTAGTTGTAGAGCTAGGTGATACAGTAAAGACCACCTTAGCTGCTGCAGCAGAGCCCTCTACAAGCGCCTGCATTAGGGCTTCAAGAGAGCGTAGGTCTCCTAGGAACTCTTCAACACGAGAGCGTCCGTAGTCCTCTCCATCAACTGTTACGAAGCGGAGTGGTAGCCAAGGGCTCTTGTCTTTTGGAGCTTTACCATAGGTGTTAGGTAGGATCTTATCATCAGCTTCCTGATACCAAGTCCAACCCTTCTTAGTTAGTTTAACACAAGTAAATACATCTACATCCTTCTCAAACTTACTACCCACACTACTGTCTACAGCACTTTGCATAGACTTAGGGGCTTCAAACTCAGCACCAAGCATCTTACGATTGACCCTTTCACGAGTTACAATCTCAGTTACATTACCGTTGCCGTCCCTCTCTACCACATAACGGTTGAGAGGATACATCTTCATACCATCCTTGTGCATGTAGAGCAAGGCATTACCAGTAACCACAAGGTGTTTGATAGCTGAAAAGATTTGAACACGATCAGTAGAAGCAGCAATGCTTTCCATAATCATGCGCTCAATCTTAGCAAAGCTTAAATCCAACTCACTCTTTGCTTCAGCAGGAATCTCAACTCCTAACTTGGAGTCATCCAGCTGTAGCTTAAAGAATGAAGTAGAAGGAGGTAGCAACCCTAACATCAGTTTAGATGATAGAGTCACTACCCCCCTTTGCTCCTACTGATTGCCAAGGAGTTTTAAACCGAGTGTAATCGGTTGTAGTCTCCTCATGCATCAGCAGGGTTGGGATTGTAAGCTTAGCACAATCAAGTGCAATGTCAAGAAATGCAGTACGGCCACTCGTTAATTCGTGATAGCGTTGCCGTGCACTTTTCATTAGTTACCTTGTCCGATGTTCAAACCTTGACCAGGAGCAGTCTGTAAGGATGCAGTGCCAGTACGAATACGTTCACGCTTCTTAGCAGTAGGTGTCTTGGTCTTCACCTTAGTCTCTTCTTTTTTAATAACCTCTGCCGGTGGTGTAGGCTTAGGCATAGGTGTATCAATTTTCTGAACAGGCGCTGGCGGTGGTGGTGCCTGTGGTGTAGGTGCTGATGGACGGGATCCTCCTCCTCCAAAACACATAGTCTTAATCCTCAATGAATTTTTCTTTTAAGTATCTGATGACAGAAACCTGACCAGCTCTATAACAAATCTCTTTATCAGAGAGCAGGTAGTCAGGATATTTGTCTGGGAATAACTGATGTTCAAAGAACGCTGGCATCCGAGCTGATCGTGTGTCAGAAAGTTCAGGTGCTTTGCCTTGATACATTAACGATCACTAGAATCTAGCCAAAATTTTTTATCTAAATTTTATCGGTAGTATTAATACCTAGTGGTTGCATTACCCAATTAATAGTTGCCTTCCTCAGTTTATCAAGAGAAGGAGAGGCACTAAGGCCCAGCTCCTTGCAGACAATTGAGTTGGCACGCAACGTGGATTTGTTCATCTCTGCTAATGTCGGCCGACTTACTGTTCGCATTCCAGCGTCACCATGAGCGCGAAGGAAGGGTAAAAGAACGAAGAAAATTGCACGCTCGGCAACCATCGCTTTGAGGATCGTGTGATCAGGATGCGAAGTCCAAGCTTCTCGGAGCCAACGCTTCCTCTCAGCTTTCTCATCAACGCCGTAAGCATTGGCGATGTAAGACAAAGCCAAGTCGTGGTTTTCTTCGTCTTTGACGTTGGATAGGAGTAACTCCCGTGCCAAGTCTGGAACGTCATTGGCCAATGCATCAGTAATAAAATCTCCCACAGGTAGTTCCATATGTCGCATTGCAAGGACTCACGGAATAGGTCTCCTTGTTCCTTGTTTGCTGTACCAGCTGTTGTCTGTACTGGTGTCCATTTTCTTTTTCTTGATAGTAGTTTTTGATAAGGGTTCATTCTTGACAATCACATTGAGGTTCTAAGAACTGTTGTTAAACAGGTCAGCAAGATAGTCATCAACGTCTTGCTTCATCTAGTGCAGCATAAGCATCTGTTTTATCTTGTGTATCTCCCATTACTTGGAGTGAGTAATATAGGGAGGTCTGCGGGGACCGTAGCCACTCTTTGACAAATTCATTGTCATAGGTAACTTATCACTCCAAGAGTTGATGAATAGCCGTGAAGAAGCCCTGTAGATTGATACATAGTCATGTCATGATGCCATCGGCAACTCGTTTATAATTTTCCCAACCTACTTTGATGCAATTTCTACATCACCGTAGTTGTAAGTTTGTACTCCGAAAGTACCTGAGTCGCGATCGACTGTCTGCGAGATAGGTGGAGCGATTTCTGGTGTGCAAGTATAGCCATCCAAATCCACGCTTCGATAACTGCAAGAGGCGGTTGGAGCGATAGCAAAGGCTCGAACCATATTATTAGCCCGAGCGATTGAGGCTGCTTGTTCAATTCCTGAAGCAATTTGAGAGACAAGTTCATAAGATGCAGAGCGGATAATTTCACCAGAGTTGTATTGTTCTAATGCCCTACCAAATTGTTCGTATGTTACTCCGTACCTCCGAAGGAGATTAGCGAGTCCCAGTACTCCGAGACCGACTTGTCTATCAACTTCTGAAGGTAAGTACTCCCCTGTTTCTCCAACACCAGTTTTAGAATGGAGACTGCACAATTCGGACATACCTTCAACGTAAGCTCGTGGAATGTCATCGAACTCACAGGCACCGAGGTTAATATGTTGGAGCAGACAGGTTCCTCTTGAAGGTAGATACACTTCGAGGCAGACATTCCCGAAAATTCTTTGTCCATTGTCGTCATACCTTACTTTGTTGAGCCAGATGTCGCCTGATTTGATTCCGTGTAGTAGATCGTCTTTAAACGTACAACTCTCCCACCAGGTCTCGGTGACATTGATGCATCTCTTGACCCAGGGGAGTTCGGATCTAGGAGTATTGATAAACTCCCTAGCATCGCTATGGCATAAATCCAGATGCAGGACAATCGCACCGTTCTTATAAATCCCGCCCCGTCGTAATATTTCATTTAAGTGCTGAATAAATTTTACCAAAAGAAACGGGACCAGATGCAACTACACCTGACTCCCTGACATAACCCTTAGGGTCAAGTTTAGATAGGTGGATAGCACAACCTGCTCCATACCTAAGGGCATGACTAGCAAACCTCCAGCTGGCTTCGATACCATTAGGACCTTCCATTTCATTTTCAACTACAAACACGTACAGCTGACAGGTAGACGTCCTGTAGGATCATCCATCCAAGATTGAACCCGTCCAGTGCGGGAGATTAAATTAGTCATTTTAAATTAAGTCGTTGAATACTGCTTTCTTAAAGTTTGGTCCCTTTAGAACCTTCCCATCACCTCTGTAGATAGGCTTACCGTCTTCTCCTAGCTTTGACATGTTCGCTCGGTGAACACGTCTCATAGCCTCGTCTAGGTCCCAATCCTGGGATGCTGCATACTGAAAGCATACATAGACAAGATCAGCTAGTTCATTTAGTTGGTTCTCTTCTGGTTCGTGGTGATATGCTTCGTGGAATTCACTCCACTCTTCATCGATCAAACATTTCTGGGTCTGTCGTCCACTCTTCCCAGTCGCAGCAAATTGTAGGCTGTTCGGAATTCCTCCGCTTGGTCCAGTAAGCTCTGATTCATATATTGTTTGTTCAAGTTCATGTTGTAGGTAGTGGATTGCTTTGGTTAAGTCTTTTATTTTGTCGCCTTTGAATTCACATCGGCAGATGTATTTGACTGCATTAGCTTGAAAGAAACTTAGGTTCTGTTCAACTATGAAGTCTCCTACTTTCCAGTTGTTTCCGTAGTGTTCGGGTGAGAAGGCCATTGTTTTACTAGTTGGGATACGTTGTTCCTAATACATAACACTGTTCTTGTAGTGCCATGAATAAGGTAATGATGTCAGCTTTATCTGCTTTAGGCAGTAAGTCTTCAAGTCTTCTCATCTTGAATTCTTGTTCCATTGTCATCTTAGCGAATCATCAGCTTCAAGACCCTTACGAGTTACTGTGCTGTAATTCTTTTCACACCAGTTTACCAGGCGTTTGTAACCCAAAGGCTTGCGCCGGTTACGGTGACCCTTATAATCTGGATAGATTTTTTTCCTAAAGTTTTCAGAGCTTGAGAAATAAAGGACAATATCATTATCCAGCATATCAGTCTGTATTTTTTGCAGCTCACGCTCAAAGATCCGTAGAACTTGGCTGAAGTTGGATTGAGAAACGATGACATCATCACCGAAATCAATACCTTCTTCACACGCTTGAGCTGCTTTATAAGCAATGTAGTCGGTGTCTAGTAGAAGCATTAGTGTACTTGAGCCCAGTTCTCCCCAATCTTTGCGTCTGCATCGATAGGAATCCTGAGCTTATAATAATCGCCAGCCATAGCAGCTGACGTGGTGCAGATTGATGCAACCTGATCGGCTACATCGGGTGGACAGCCAAGGGCTTGCTCATCATGTACAAAGGCGTACCTTTCATGCTTGATGCCTTGAAGTCTATCATGAGTGATTAGTAGCCAACGCTTTGCCAGAACCCCAGCCGATGACTGGAGCAAGAAGTTCAGCGCCTTGTGGGGCGAGTCAACAAGGATCTTACGCTTGTCAATAGATAAGATAAACTCTTCTTTCTTCGCCTTCCCCCTGACCGCCTCAACGAGTTTTTCCAAACCCGGAATGGCGTCAAGGTATGCACGACGGATCGCCGCACCTTTCTTACGAGCCTGATCTTCAGTAAGCTGGGGGTCGTAGCTTGTGCCAATTTTAACATCGGATGCCCCATAAAGAAACGCGTATGTGATCGTCTTGACAGCCCTACGGCTGATGCCGATCTTGTCAGCATTGACTTGATGGATGTCGCCATTAAGAAGGATGTCCGCATAGCGTCCTTTGTCAAACGGTGCTAGATAATGTGCAAATATTCGTAACTCGATGCCAGCTAAGTCACTGTCCACCAGCTTCCAGCCAGGACGTGTGATGAATAGTGAGCGACAATCAGGGTCACTTGAAACCTGGGCCAAGTTGGGACGTGCATGGGCCATACGATGAGTAGCAGCTCCAATAAAGCAAGAGTGGTGAAGCCTGTCATTCTTGACCAACTTCAACCACGCATTGTTGCCTTGCGACAGCATTCCTAGCTTCTTCTGTGTTACTAAGATTTCTAAGAATAACAATGCTTCCTCTAGTCCAATCTCTTTTAAGACAACCTCATCAATGACAGGTTTTTGTGTCTCTGTGAGCTTCTTAAACTCATAACCGTGGTGCCACTTAAAATAGTGAGCAATGTGATCACGGCTGCTTGGATTGAACTCCTTAACACGGGTCATGCTAGCCCCTTCAATGTAGCCATGAGTCTTGTTATCACGCTTTGGTGTAAACTCATTACCAGGCACAGCCCAGCAAAGCTTCTGAGCGGTCTCTCTGAGGCGCTCTAAGCGTGTTAGAAGAGTGTTCTCTAGCTCTTGGGCAGCACGAACATCAAAGGGCCACCCTACGGCCTCCTGAGAGGCCATAAGCTGAGCAATCTGATGCTCTAAGAAGACGGATTCAGGTATGTTTGGAAGTGGTTCCATAGTTTAACGAGGACAGTAACATCTTGGACACAGTAAGCTTGCATCTCTGGAGACCATTGTCCCCAGTCAGCTTGCTTACCAAACTCATCTTTATGACACTTGAGACGATAGCCCCAAGCCTCTAGGCTATGAGAGCCATAGAGTTTAGCAGGCATCATAGTGTATTTCTTCTTTAAGTCCACCTCGCGGAGGTTGGTACAGAAGAACCTACTCAAGATGAGTGTGTCTATTTGATG